AATCAGATTCTAAATCAAATATATCTTCCAGGTCCTGACTAATAATTTCTTTTTTCATTTCTTGCCAAAGACCAAAGGTTACTTCAGCATCTCTCTCTGCATAAGCCCCAACATGCATAGATGGTAATTTATACATTTCAGATTTAGGATCTATGCCCCATTCCGATGCAGCTTCTGCTAATGCTGCTTCATTCTTACCATAACCTAGGTAATGCCACGATAAACTATTGAGATCATAACGAAATCTGTTCTCATCAGTTACTGCTGATGCAATCATAGTACATGCTATATCGCCATTAATCTTAAAGCCCATAGCTCTTAACCAGCAGACATCGTAAATAGCATTGTGAAAAATTTTTGTTGATGGTGCTTCTAATACATCTTTTAACCAGGACAAGACTCTTGATCTGTCCATGTTACCACCGCCTTCGTGAGCAATTGGAAAATATCCTTTGTAATGTTTTGTTGCAACTGCAATACCTATTACTTCTCCATTACCAATAACAGAACCAGATCCTTTTTTAATTAGATCAGGATCTTTTGTTTCTAAATCTATTGCAATCTCTTCTACTTGACGTAAGTCTGGAAATTCTGTAGGCTTAACCCATTCTGTCTGTGCTTCAAACTTAGGAATCTTCATTTTGTTATGATCCCCCATGAGTTATCTTTATCTTGTGGTTTATCTTCTTTTGGAATTTCTTTTTCAGGATAATCTCTTTCGAGTATCATTTCTAAAAAGTGTATAGCCTTCAATATATCTTCCTTTTTTCCTTTCAGCCTGTGACGGCAGATGTATTTTATAGCGCAGCCTTCCGGAAAAAGCAACTCATTTTCAACTACAAATTTACTTGGCTGAATTTTAAAATTCTGATAGTGTGATCCGCCGTGTTGTTTATCCCAAACTTTCGATGTCATATCCTCTGTCCTCCCTTTTAGCTGTCATTATATATAAATTTTGTTTTGTACGTGTGACGCCCACATACCAAACCCGTTGTTCTTCATCATATTTATCTTGACTTTTTTCCTGAGCTTCTCTTATTGTTTTTGTATTATCTAAAATTAATAAAACATTTGTAGCCTGTCCTCCTTTTGCAGAATGAATTGTAGATAATTGTACTCTAGCCTCTTTACTTAACTTTTCTCCGTAACTTAACATTTCACGTATGTATAAACATTCTTCGGGATCAACTGTAAACACATCAAACCAATGTATTGTTTTGTCATAAGTTAAATCCGTAAGATCATACATTTTTTCTTCCGTTAGTTTTAAATCCATGTCTGTGCATTCAAGAATATCTTTTACTTCTGATAAAGATAATAACTCTCCTTTTTGCCATCTCCTGTAGTTTAGAACGCTTCTAAACAAGGTGGCCTTAAAACTTTTTCTCCCTTTAAATTGAAAATAAATTCCCATATCTTTTAAAATAGGTTTAAGTTTTTCTAGTCTGTCATTCGTTCTGGCTAGTACTAACCAGTCCCCTTTATGTAATGGAGCATCTTCAATTGAAGTTATATGATTAACTAAACCTTCTTCGTCTCGTGCTTTCCAATTTTTTTTAACTCTACGGTCATCTGGAATCCTATTTAAAATTTTATCTGCTATGTTTTGTACACTTCTAGGAACCCTGTGAGATTGTGGCAAAATAATGTCTTTTTTAGCTTGTGTAGCTATAAATTTAAGCACATCTGCACCGGCCCAGCCATAAATAGCTTGATCATCATCACCGGCTAGTATAACATATTTGGAATTTTCCCGCAGAATATCTACCATTTTCCACTGTATTGGGGATAAATCTTGTGCTTCATCAACAAATACTACGTCATATTTTGGACACATTTTGGCCACATTAAACTTTTCAATCATATCTGTGAAATCATAAAGCTTAAAGGAATTTTTATAGTTATTTAATTCTTCTTCTAAAATATACAGTAGGTTTTTTTCTAATTCATAAGAGTACATTCCAGTATTGTACTCATCTTCAATAGAAGTTTCTTTAATCCTAGCTGCATTTATTAAATTAAAATATTCACTATTTGAATCTACAAACCCTGTTGACTCTTGACCATCAGAATAAACCGTGACCTCAATACCCACCTTACGTCCTATGTCTTCGTAATGTTCGTCCTGCATAACCTGTGCTTTTTTCATACCTAATCTATTAAAAGCAAGAGAATGTAGAGTTCTAAAATGTTTTAAATCTTTTTGCTGTAAATTTTTATGCTCATCTAACATTCTTTTAATGGCTTCTTTAGCCGCCTTAGTTGTAAATGCAAAGTATCCAATCTTATCAAGAGGTGTACCCAGTTTATAAAATGTTTTAACATAATCTATAAGCCTGGTTGTTTTCCCTGTTCCCGGAGGCCCGTATATTTTTCTAGCTAACATGTATCTGTGCCCCTGTATTTTTTTTCTCTTTATCTGTATATTTCTTTAAGTATCTTAGTAAGATAATCAATGCACTGGTTTCTTTCATCTGTATCATTGAATGACTTAAGTTTGTAGCTCCGTCATTGGTTTCCATTCTTAAACCTATATTCATACGATTCTTTTTCCATTTATGGTTTGGGTCCCACTCTGTATTTTTAATAACATCTTTGTGAATAATATATTCCTTGTTTCTATGACGTAGTTTTTTATGCAAAAGAATATTGACTGCCCGACTAATCTTTTCTTTTTTAGGTGTATCTTTTAACCATACTTCTCTAATAGGAAACTTAAAGTAATCTCGTCGACATGTCATATCCATGGACAACTCTTCAATAGCTTGATCAGCAAAAACAAAGACTACGTTTAAATCTGATTCAATATATTTAATTAATTTGTCTGCTTTAGGAAGACTTGTATATAATATTTCAATAACCGTTTCCGGTTTACTCTTATCGTCCATTAAGGTAATATCTGGAATGATTCTTAGACCATCAAGAAAGAAGGCATACTCCATAAAGACTTTATTTTCATAACATCGCAAAGGAATAAAATCTATTGCTCGTCGCGATAGAGGGTCAAAAGGATTTGGATCATAATAAGTTGGTCTTAGTTCGTTTATTTTTTCACAGAGTGTGGGTATACAACTGTGATTCCAAGTCATTGTTTCTCTTATTTCTTTTCGTTTACGATCGTTTTCGTGGGAATAACGATCCTTACTATCATATGTATTAGCATAAGACCCATAGACTAATTTTTTAAGTTCTTCACCAAAAACATAATTAAAGTTATAAGGCTCTAAGTCCAGAATTTTTTTATATATTAATTTTTTTACTATTTGATGTAGAGGGCTTTCTTCCACATTATATACTTCAATCTGCATTTTACTTATAGGTAATGGTTTCATTAATGTAGCTTCCTAAAGGCGTTGAAAGGCATTTCATTCTTTATAACAAAAACAAGTTTCTTTGCTTCTGATAAAGTTTTACCTTTTATAAATTTTAAAATAGTTTTGCGGTCCCGTGCGCGTAGTTCGTCTTCCATATCATTTAACATTTGTTGAAACTCTAAAGTGTTTTCTATGTCATCGTGCATTACATTATCTCCGTCTTATGTTTTATTTTTGTATGGTATATTGGTACTTCTTCAAATGACTTTATGTTTATCTGCACCACATTCTTAGTAGAAGAATTATATTTTCCTTTATCTTTTGCAGGAAATCTTTTTTGATCGAGGAATTGTATTTCACATTCCCTATATGTAGTTTCCATTATTCGTCCTGTTTTTTCTTCTTTATATTTCCAATCTTTAGCTCGTAATCTATCATAAAACTTTTCAAATTTAAAAAAGGCATACTCCCCTTCTATTAATACTGAACCACTTTTAAATGCAGCATCTGTTGTAGCTCTTGGTCCGTTTATTTTTGCATGTAATACATCATGTAGTTTTTCTTTAGGTGAAGTTCCTATAGGTGGTTGTACTGCTTTTTGTGTTTTATATAATTCATCCATTACTGTTTGTTCTTCTTCACCTTTAATAAGCGGTGGTAAAAATCCTGCTGCTTTTGCTATCGCATTTCTACGTTTACGTTGGTCGTTTAAATGTTCAATTGATTTACAGTGTACTGTGGCTGTTGCGATACCATCTGGTTTAGTAACATCAAATTCGTATTCAGGTTCTTCAAAAATTTCTATCTTTCTTAAGCTGCTCAGTATTGGATAAGATCCTTTTGATCCGGCCAGTACTCCAAATTTCT